AGGGCAGCGACGCCTGGACCCAGATGGCGCAGGCCTTCATCAATGGCACGAGCCCGGCCGACCTGGGCCTGGTCCCGGCCGACAACAGCGATCCGAACGCCGCCAGGGCGCTGGAGACGCTGAAGGAAGTCGCCGAGGTGCAGAAGGGCTTCGTCGCCGCCATCAAGGCCGGCAAGTCCGGCGCCTGGAACGCCGCCGGCGAGACTGTAAGGGGACAGATGGACTGAGAGTCCCGGGATAAACCGGGCCGTCGTGGGCTTACGCGGGACGAACCTGAAGAAAAACAAGGTGCGCGACCGGCGCGAGGGCTCGAAAGAGGGCGGCGGCGCGTGTACCGGTTCAGGGGCTAAAAACGGCCGCGGCGGCCACTCTAGACAGTCTAGATCGGAGCGGCCGATAGACATTCCGGGACCGTTCAAGCCGCCTTGCGGGCGCCTTCGGGTGGAGCTTTGAGTCTATTGCGGAAAACCGGCCTGAAGGACCCCGAACGGGCAGCGCAAGAGCCACTTCGGCGCCACGGAAACCGCGCTCATGGGCACCACGAACCATGAAGCGAACCGTGAAGTCGGCTTCACAGAACAGGGGAGGCTTCACAGAAAGAAAAACACCATGAAAAACAGAGGTCGAGAGAGTCGGCGCACACCAAACGATGTGTGGCTCCGGGGGTGGGAACTGTGAAGTCAGTTCGGCAGCCCACCCATCGCGTGCGAGAAGTCACCTGGGAACCAGCCAGCATCGCCCTTCGAGCACCATGTTCCATCAGGCGGGGTCAGGATAACGGGGTCCTGGCCTTTGACGTGGTTGAAAACAAAATAGCGCCAACCCGCATATCCTCCGCCCGAGGTCTTGGCGTTGAACATCCCGCAGGCGATCTGGGCGCCGTCTCGATCAGAACCGATCGACACCGAGCGAAAACGCGTCGACGGGAGGTCCGGAACCTTCAAATCGAATAAGGCCCGTAGCTCGCTTAGGGTCTCGGCAGCGGGCGATTTTGGGGCCGGCTTGGTCGCGCCAGCGGTAGCGCCGCCTGCTACCAGTAGCGCGACGAGCCCAGGAACCAACGCTCTCATATAACCCCCTTAGATCGGCTGTAGGACGCCGAGCACCTGGCCTACGACCTGGAGCCTCTTCATTTGGTCTGCCCGAAGAGTCTCCGGCGGATAGGCATCGTTGTCGGAGATCAATGTAAGGCCGTCCACCACCCGGCGAAAGCGCTTCACCCTGGCCTCCCCCGCCAGGACAAAGGCAAACACGTCGTCGAAGGGCTGGGTCACCGTCTCATCGACAACCATGAACGCGCGATCCGCGACGGTCGGCGTCATCGAGTCACCGCGCGCCTGCAGAACAGAGAGGCCGGTCGCATTCTGCCGCCCCAGCTGCTCCAAGAACGAACGGGTCAGCTGGACATCCTCAATGTGCCGCCTTCCGTCGTTCCAACTCCCGGCGCCCGCGGCTAGCTGGACGTCGAACCGAGGGACGCGCACTGCAGCCTGATCGGAAGGCCCCTCTCCTCGGCCGAATACCAGCCAGTCGAGCGTGACGCCGAGGCCTTCCGCAATCTTGGCGACGATATCGATCCGCGGGCCGGCGACCGAACCGCCAGCCATGATCTTGGAAACAGTCGCCTGCGGCAGACCGACGCGGGCCGCGAAGGCGGTGATCTTCTCGGGGAACATGGCTTCGCGGGCCCGCTGAACGAAGCCGTTTACATCGAAATTCGGGTCGAAAGCAGCGTCTGACATGTGAATTTGAACACGGAAGTGTTGACAGGACTCGCCACCTCCCAGAATGTGATCACGAAAGTGATTTGGGCGCGGGAATAGTGATGGCGACCGGCTGGCATCCCGAAGACATCAAGGCGGCTGTCCGCAAGCGCGGGGCCACGCTGACCGAACTGGCGCTGAGCGCTGGCGGTGATGGCAGCGTCTGCCGCGCCGCGCTGCGCCGCCCCTCTCCGGTGGGCGAGCGGTTGATCTCGTCTTTCCTCGGAGTTCCTCCTCAAGACCTGTGGCCGGACCGCTATTCCAGGAAGGGGGAGCGGCTGCCGACTCGTCACGTTCGTGATGAGGATAAGCGCGTTCGTGATGGTGCGCACCGTCAAATCGAGCGGGCCGTTTAGACATGGCCGCTCGCGTCGGCCGGCAGGCCATCCAAATCGACCGCTCCCGCATCTGGGTTCCACCTGGCCGTCGCCCGATCGACTGGGACCACGTAGCGAACCTTGCTGTCTCCATGGATGAGATCGGCCAGCGCCAGCCCATCGGCGTGTCCGCGCTCCCTGAAGGGCACCCGATGGGCGCTTCCTTCGACTACCGACTGAACAGCGGCGCTCACCGCAACGCGGCCATTGCCGTGCTGGGGTGGCCCACGATCGACGCGGTCGTGGAAGACGACACGGACGCGGACGCGCGGCTTGCTGAGGTCGACGAGAACCTTATGCGCCGGGATTACACGGCGTTGGAGCGAGCTCAGGCGCTCGCGGCACGGCTTGAGGCCTGGGGCGCGAAGCATCCGGACCAAGTCGTAGTCGATGATGCAGGTCGCACCCGCGGCAAGGTCGGTAGACCAGCGAAATTGGGGCACGGCGCCCCTATTTCCGCAATGGGCTTCACGGAGGAGGCCGCCGCCAAAGCCGGACTATCGGTCGATACGATAAAGCGGGACCTCGCAGTGTACCGCGGGATCCCCGCGGGCCTGCAGACCAGGCTGCTGGAGACGCCCGTGGCCTCCAACCCGGGCCTCCTGCGCCAGCTAGCCGCCCTGGGGGACGCCGAGGAACAGGCGGCGGTCGCCGAGGTGCTGATCTCCGGCAAGACCAAGAACCTCTCCGATGCTCGAGCATACGCGGCGGGGAGCGCGCCTTCGAAGCCCGCCCAAACACCTGTCGACGAGGTCGTGACGGCCTTCCGCAAGCTCTGGAAGGGCGCCTCGCCGAGCGCCAGAGCCGCCGTGCTGCACGAACTCGCCGGCAGTCCGCTTCCGAAGGGCTGGAGTGTCACGGAGCGGGCCGATGGCTGACGTCATCGACCTCGCCGCGCGTCGCGCGCAGCGCCAACCGGCGGCGTCGGGCGTCGAGCCCGTCTGCGACGGGCGGCTCCTGGTCACGCCGGGCAACGACGTCCTGTTCGAGACCGACCTGATCGCCGACCCGCAGAACCCGGACATGATCCCGGTGATCCTGATGGTGGCGCAGCTGCTGGAGTGCGCCTCGGTGGGCCTGCGCCTGCGCGCGGCCGTGCTGGCGATGATGACCGAGGGCTCTGATGTCTGACGTCGCGCTGCGCCCCAGCCGCCCCTGGCCGGCCGACGAGGCACAGTGGGCCCGCGACTGCTTCCACGCCGGCGACACATTCCTGGAGATCGCCGAAGCGGCCAATCGCCCGGTTGGAGACGTCGTGCAGCTGCTAGGCAGCGGCGCGAACATTACCGCGCGCCAGCGCGAGGTCCTGTCGCTCTATTCGGCGGGCATCGGCTTCCAGGCGATCGCCCGTGAGCTGAAGCCCAAGGCCGACGCGCGGACGCTCTTCAACGAGGCGCGCGCGGCGGCGATGGCGATCACGGCGCTGCGGCGCAAGGGCATCCCGGTCCCCCATCTGCGGGACAGCAAGGACGCCCCCCATGGCTAAGGCCGGCGCCCGCAAACACCCTGATCAGGCCGACCTCTTCGACGTGCGCGACGCCTTCCCAGTGCGCGCGCCGGCCGAGGTGCTTAAGGCGCTCGACTTCAACCGGCGCATCGCCGCCGCGATGAGCGAGGCCATCCGCAAGTGCGGCAAGTCCCGCGAGGCGATCGCGGCCGAGATGACCCTGATCCTCGGCTATGACGACAGCGAGATCACCGTCGCCCAGCTGAACGCCTACACGAGCGCGGCGCGGGAAACCCACACCATCAGCCTGGTCCGCTTCCTCGCCTTCGTGCGGGCGACCGGCTGCGTCTGGCTCTGGGACGTCGTGCTGCACGACGAGGGGCTGGAGATCCTGGAGGGCGCGGAGGCGCATCTGGCGCGCGCCGCCCTCTACCGAAAACAAGCCGAGGAACTCCTCCAGGCCGCCAACGCGGCCCTGGCTGAGGCGCCCTCACAGGTCCGCGTGCGTAGGGGTCGATGATGGCAGCTCGGGGGGGCGCTTCAATCCAGGAGTGGTTCTCGGCGGGGGAGCTCGCCAGGCTTGGCCTGCCTGGGCTGCCGACAACGACCCGCGGCGTGCTCGACGTGGCGGCGCGCGAGGGCTGGGCCCAGGGCCTCTGCGAGGTGCGCGGCCCGCTCGCCCGGCCGCGCCGCGGCCGCGGCGGGGGTACGGAATACCACGTGTCGCTGCTGCCAGAGGCGGCCCGCACGCGCTTGGCCGCGCCGGCCGCCGCGACGCCGGAGCGCCTGGACCGGGACAGCATGTGGATCCGCTGGGAGCGGCTTCCGGACGGCTTCAAGGCTCGGGCGCGTACCCGCCTGGAGATCGTCGAGCGCATCGAGGCCCTGGAGCGCGGGGGCCTCCGCCGGGCCCGCGCGGTGGACGAGGTCGTGCGCCAGGTGCTTCGCGAGGCCCGCGCCGGCGGAGTCGAGCCCGAGGTGTCGAGCTGCGGCACGATCTACGCCTGGCTGAAGCGGATCGACGGCGTGGCCGCCCACGACCGCGCCGCCTACCTAGCGCCCGACTATGCCGGCCGGACGGTCACTGCCCAGCTGCCGCACGACGCCTTCGAGCTCTACAAGGCCGACTACCTGCGACAGTCGCGGCCGACGCACGCCGCCTGCTACCGCAATCTGCAGCGAATGGCTGCAGATCGGGGCTGGAACCTGCCCTCGGCGAAGACGCTTCAGCGCCGGCTGGACGCCGAAGTGCCCATGCCGGTGCAGACGCTCTGCCGGAAGGGCCAGGAAGCCGTCGCCCACGCCTTCCCGCACCTGGAGCGTGATCGCTCCAGCATCACGCCGATGCAGATCGGCAACCTGGACGGCCACACCTGGGACGTCCGCGTCCAGTGGCCGGATGGGACGATCAGCCGGCCGCACAGCCTGGCGGTCCAGGACATCGCCAGCGGCAAGGTCCTGGCGATCCGCCACGACATGACCCTGAACCACCACCTCGTGCGCTTGGCGCTGGGCGACACCTTCCGCGAGTTCGGCCTGTTCGAGACCCTGGTCATGGACAATGGCCGCGAGAACAACGCGCTCGCCATTGCCGGGGGCCAGATCCGCAATCGCTGGGCTCGGACGCCCGAAGAAGAGCCGGCCGGCCTCCTAAAGCTGCTGAACGTGAAGGCGGTCTTCGCAACGCCATACTGGGGCCAGGCCAAGCCGGTCGAGCGGGCCTTCCGCGACTTTGCGCACGGGATCGCAAAGACCGCCGCCTTCGAGGGCGCCTACACCGGCCACAACCCGGTGTCCAAGCCGGAGAACTATGGCGAACGGGCGATCCCGCTGGCCGAGTTCGACGCCATCGTTCGTCGCGAGATCGCCTTCCACAACGCCCGCCTCGGCCGGCGCGGCGCCGGGATGAACGGACGGTCCTTCGATCAGGTGTTCGCCGAGGGTGTGGCGCGCCGGCCCGCGCGCCGCGTCACGCCGGAGCAGCTGCGCCTCTGCCTGCTGAGTTCGCGGCCGGTCAGCATGGACCAGAAGGACCATTCGGTCCGGGTGGAGGGCCACCGCTACTGGTCACCGGACCTTGGCGCCATTAAGCCGCAGAAGGTGATCGTTCGCTTCGATCCCGAGGCCTACGACCGCCCGGCCTATGTCTACAGCCTTGACGGCCGTCTCCTGGCCGAGGCTCAGCGCATCGCCGCAGGCTCCTTCGACCGCCACAGCGACGCCCAGGCCCAGCGGGCCCGCGTGCGTGACCACAAGCGGGCGGTCCGGCAGCTCGCCGAAGCCACCAAACGCCTGCAGGCGGCCGACGTGGAGGCCGCGATCGCCGCGGTCTCGCCGGCGCCTTCGATCCCAACCGACGACCGGGTCGTGGCGCTCGATTTCAAGGCTCCGCGCACGCCCGACCAGCTGGGCTCCGCGTCGCGGCCGAACACCGACTTCGAAGCGGATTGGGCTGAGGGGCTGACCCGAAGCCTGGGCCGCGGATGAGGCAAGGCCGCCGGGGCGGCAACCCCGACGGCCTCTGAAGTGCAATCGAAACAGGAGCTGAAGTACCGATGAACGTGAATCCCGGCAAGACAGAGTTCTCCGAGGCCGACCACACCAAGCTGCGCGCCAGTGTGCGCGCCGTCGTCACCGAGGGCCTCGCCCAGGCGGACGTGGCGCGCCAGGCCGACGTGCCGTCCAGCACCCTCAGCCAGTACCTGAACGACAAGTACCCGACCGAGCCGGGTAAGACCGAGATCGCGGCGAAGCTGCACAAATGGCTGAAGGCCCGCGACGAGAGCGCGAAGTTCCGCCGGGAGCGGCCGGCGTCGCCGGACTATCTGCCGTTGCACGCCTCGAAGCAGATCACCTCGGTGCTGCTCTACGCGCTCGAAATGGGCCGCCTGGTGATGATCGCCGGCACCCCGGGGCAGTCGAAGACGGCCACCGCCAGGCAGTTCCAGGCGGACTTCCCGCGCATCTGGTACGCGGCCATGGAGCCGACCTGCGGCGGCGTGCCCACCATGCTGCTGGAGATCCTGTCGGCGATGGGGAAGACCGACGCGCGCGGCACGCCCCAGGCCCTGCGCCGCGAGATCTGCGCGATCGCCGCAGAAGCCCCCGGCCTGATCATCGTCGACGAGGCCCAGCACCTCTCGCCGATGGCCATCGAGGCGCTGCGGGCCATCAACGACAAGACCCGCACCGGCATCGCCATGCTGGGCAACGAAGCGGTCCACATGAAGGTGGGCGCCACCGGCGTCACCGCGACCTTCGCCCAGGTCTCCAGCCGCGTCGCCCAGCGCCGCGTCTTCCTGAAGGCGGACCCGCGCGACGCGGGCGCCCTCGCCAAAGCCTGGGCTGAGCGCAACGGCGAGGTCATCGGCCCGGCCGAGGTCGCCTACTGCCAGGACATCGCCGGCCGCCCGGGCGGCTTGCGCAACATCGAGATGACCATGGAGGCGGCGCTTCTGGCCGCCCGCGGCCGCTCGGAACCCCTCGGCCTCGATCACCTGCAGGGCGCGTTCGCGCAGGCCTCAGGTTCGACCTTCGGCCGCTGACCCCAGGACAGGAGGAGCAACCCATGACGTCCCTGGACAAGGCCCGGAAGGGCCGCAGTGCTATCCGCCAGATCAAGTCCCTGAAGCGGGCCCACCTACTCACGCCTCAGCTGCTCGACCAGCTGCTGGAGACCGCCGAGGAGGGCTTCAGCCAGATGATGGGCGAGCAGCCCGCCACGCCGGCGCCGCCTTCGCTCACCGTGCACACGGGAGGTCGGGCATGAGGCCGCGTCGCTACGGAGCCGCGCCCATCATCTGGCGCTGCCCGGGTTGCGGCTATGGCGTGACCAGCCGGTACGCCAGGAAAACCCACATCTGCGCTCCGCTCAAGGAAGAGGTGACCCCAGGCGTGGTGGCGGGAGGGCGGTCATGAGCGGTCGTGCATTCGTTAACGCGGGGGGGGTACGCATGCTGACCTCCGACGTGGTGGCCCGTGGCATCATCGCCGCCGCCCAGGCGTACGGGGATGACCCCGTGAAGGCCTGCACATCCAGAGGCGGCGCTCAGCGCCGCTGCCTGATCCCCGCCGTGGACGCGATCGCCCAGGTCTCGGGCTTCGCACCGACCCGCCTGCGCAAGATCCTCGGCATGTCGACCGGCGGCACGCCGGCCGGGCGCCGGGAGCGAGACGCCCGGTTCGTCAAGGCGCGCGAGGCGGCTGTTCGCGCCGTCGAGTTCGCTTTTTGGCGTCCGGAGGCGGCCGAGAGCGTGGTGGCCGCGACCGCGTCCACGGTGATCGAAAGCGCCCCACCGGCCGATGTCATCCCTGGGCCGCCGATCGCCGTCGAAGATCGCGATCGGCGCCAGGCCCTGGGAGGTCCGATCACATCCGGCGTCAGGTCCGTGGGCCGGCTGTCCGCCAAGCCTGAGGTCACGCCGCTTCCGGATCGCATCCTGGCGATCCTGAACGACGGGCCGGCCACGCCGCGCGGGCTATCCAGCATCCTCGGCGTCAACGAGATGGCGGTCACCTCGACACTGCGCCAGCTCGTCCACGACGGCGCGGTGCTGGATCCCGAAGACCAACCCGCGCCGGCTGCCACCTCGATCCGCGACACGCCGTTTCGGCTTCGCACCAACTGGAGGGCGGCGTCGTGAGCCTCGGCCGCGCCACGCCGGTCCGGATGGACCTGGCGGCCTTCCGCCTGGGGGAGATCGAGGAGCATCGGCCGGGCGTCTTCCGCCATGTCGATGGCCTTCGCGCCCGGCTGGCCCGCTTCGGCAAGCCACGGCCTCTCCCCCAGGTCGACCCCCAGCCCGACCCCTACGCCTGGCGCTCGCTCGACGAGCTGCTGGGCCCGATCCCCCAAGGAGACGACGAATGAGCAAGAAGGCTCTGAAGACCCCGGCCGTCCCGGCCGCCCAGACCCGCGACGAGGCCGAGCGCGCCGTTGCCCGGATCGGCGAGCTGCGCCGTGAACTCACCCGCCGCGAGACCATGTTGAACGACGCGATCGCGGGCGCCAAGGCGGCCGCCGAGGAGGTCGCCCGGCCCCTGCAGGACGAGCTGAAGGTGCTGCAGGTCCAGGTGCAGGGCTACTGCGAGGCCAACCGCGCCGAGCTCACCAATGGCAACCGCAGCAAGACCGTCGCCTTCGCCACGGGCGAGGTGAAGTGGCGGGCCCGGCCGCCCAGCGTCTCGGTCCGCGGCGCCGAGGCCGTGATCGCCTTCCTGAAGGCCACCATGGGTGGGCGGTTCGTCCGGACGAAGGAAGAGGTCGACAAGGAGGCTATGCTGGCCGACCGCGACACGGCCTCGCTGATCCCCGGCGTCAAGATCGGCTCCGATGGCGAGGACTTCGTGATCGAACCCCTGGAAGTCGAGCTGGCGGGGGCCGCGTGATGGACTTGCGGCCTCACCAGCGTTCCAGCTCGCGCTTCTTCGCCTGCCTGCTGTTCGCAGTGGCTGTCCTCGGCCTGGCCGAGGTCGCCATCTGTGTCGAGCAGCTGGGCGAACTGAAGGCCGCCCTGCGGTGCGTCCAGTGACCGCCGCCTTCTTGGACATCATTGGGGCGGTCGCCCGGGACGCGGGTGTCTCCGCCGACTCGATCCTCGGGCCCGCCGCCCGCGGCTGCACCTCGGCGAACTGGCCGCGGCAGCGGGCTGTGCTGCTGTTGCGCCGCATCCGGCCAGACCTCTCGTGGAAGTGGCTGGCGGCGCGGTTCAACCGCCGGCAGTTCTCCGATCTTTGCTGCGCCTATTCCGCCGCCGAACGACGCCTCGCGGCCTCGGCCGACGAGCGCGCGACCTGCGACCGCCTCGTCCGTGGCCTGGGCCTGCCGGCGTTGCCCGATCGCCGCGAGGCCCAGGAGCTGGCCGCAGTCGACCGCAAGATCCGCGACACCGAGCTGCTGCTGTTCCGGCTACGGGCCCGCAAGGGTCGGCTCATCGAGCAGCTCGCCGCCTGATGACGCTCCACGTCGCCCCGTTTCCCCTCCTCGTCACCGACCACGCCGTGGTCCGGTGGCTTGAGCGCGTGGTGGGCGCCGACATCGAGCGGATCCGCGACGAGATCCGCGCGGCCTGCGCCAGGCGCGGCTGCGACCACCTTACCGATCTCGCCGATCAGGCCGCCGTCTACATCGACGCGCCGGAGCATGGCGTGCACCTGGTCGTGCGCGAGGGTGAGGTGATCACCGTCTTCCACGCCGGCAACGAGGCCGACTGATGGCCGATCTGCTGGACCAGGTCGTGGAGCCCTCGACGCCGCCCGGCTGGCGCGCGCCCACCGCCGGCGAACACGTCTGCTCAGGCTGCAAGGGCGCGGCGTGCTTCGGCCTTGGCGCCACCTGGTTCTGCCGCGCATGCGTCCCCGCCGGCTTCCTCCCAGGCGATCGGAGCGCGCGATGAACGCCATCTCGTCGATGGGCAGCGTTGCCTGGACCGCCGACCACTGGGAGGTCTTCCCGAGGGCCGCGCGGGAGTGGACGCCGCCGGCGTCGGTCCGCTGCGCCGTGAACAGCGTCCGCGACCGGGTGACCTTCGTGGCCTGGTTCACGCGGCCCGACGGCGTGCGCGTCAAGGCGACGACCGTCGCCACGCCGAACCCGCGCAGCGGCTGGGGGATCGAAGAGGATCACCTCGATGTGCGCCTGGGCGGGGGGAGCCGGCAGTGAGTTCCGACCCGCGGACGCTCGACGAAATCGCCCGGGAAGGCGCCGCGGCAGCCCTGAGCATGTTCGCCGAGCTGCATTTCGCCGCTTCCCCCCGCGAGACGGCCGAACGGCGCCGCCAGCTGCTGGATGCGGCCTGCGCGCGCTGGCCGACTCTGACCGCCACGATGGCGGAGCTGGAACGCGCCGCCCCGACTTGCGCCAGCGATGGCGCCGACGACGACGCCCTGATGCAGGACGTCTTGGATTTCATCCGGGCGCGCTCGCAGCAGCCCCAGGCGGATGAGGAGCCGGTCGCTGCGGCCGCGACCTGGGCCAACCAGGTCATGGACGCCCTCAGCAAGGCTCGCCGGGCAGAGGCCTCGGCGGCGAAGCGGGCGTGGCTGGTCAGCGCCTTCACTGCCTGGCCGAAGCTCTGCCGCCGGATGGGCCGCATCGTTCAGGCGCTTGCCCAGGCCGCGGACGAGGACGCGGCATGACGGCTCCAGCTCGCCAGCAGGTCAGCCCGGGCCGCCGGGCCATGCTCGCCAAGGTGCACCTGGCGGCCAAGGAGTTGCGGCTGGACGAGGATGCGCGCCGCGACGTCCTGGAGCGTCTCACGGGCCATCGCTCTTCGGCCGATTGCTCGGACGCCCAGCTCGACCAGGTGCTTGCACACTTCCGTTCGCTGGGTTGGTCGGCCACCGTCGTGGCGGGCGGCAAGCCCGCGCGACACGCTCAGCAGGCTGGCCTGGCGCACCAGCCCAAGCCGGCCGATCACCCGGTGGCCAAGAAGGCCCGGGCGATGTGGATCTCGCTTTGGAACCTGGGCGTGGTCGACCACGGCAGCGAAAGCGCTCTGGAGGCCTTCGCCAAGCGCCAGCTCCGCGTCGACCGCCTGCAGTGGGCCGACCAGTCCCAGGGCTACCGCCTGATCGAGGCCCTGAAGGCCATGGCCGAGCGCAACGGCTGGTCGCAGCACGTCCACACCAAGGACGCCAGCCGCCAGCCCTGGTTCCTGAAGGCGCGCCTGGTGAACGCCCAGGCGCAGAAGCTCGGCCGGCCTTCCCTCGTCGTGGCCGGCAAGACCGAGGCGGAGCTGGACAGGATCGCCCGCGAACAAGGCATCGAGATCCGCGCAGCCAAGGCGGCAGGCGCGTGATGGCGGACCTCTTCACCTGGCGCGAGGAGGCGGAGGCCGCCCAGCGCGTTGCTGAGGCCCAGGCGGCGCGTGTTCGCGCCTGCGAGGCCCGCCGCCTCGCGCCGCACGGCGAGGTGCGGATCCGCCAGCAGCGCCTGGAGGAGGCGACGCTCGCCGCGCTGCAGGCCGAGCGTGAGTTGGCCGCGGTCCAGCGCGAGAAGGTCGGACGATGAGCCCGCTCCCCGGCATCCTGGGCGAGATCGAGCGGGTCACGACCCGCGCCACGGCCGAGCGCCTGGCCATGCACGCTGGCGGAACGGAGATGAAGTTCTCCGATCGTCCGACCGGTAGCCTCGCCCGGGTGGTGGGCCTGGACGCCGCGCGCCGAATCGTCGCCGAGCTCGGCCGCGAGAAATACCTGATCCCCATGGCTCACCTGCGCGGCCAGAAGGGGCGCCGCGCCGCGGCGGCCGCGCTCCTGGCGTCCGGGAAGTCGACGCCCCAGACCGCCAAGGCGGTAGACGTGCATGAACGCACTGTCTGGCGGATCAAGGAGAAGATGCGGGAGGCGCCCGACCTGCCGCTGTTCCCCGAGGTCGATCGCAACGGTCGGGGCTGACAGCTGTCAGGGGCGAAAGCCCCTAAGGCCAAGCCCATGCTGCCCACGTTGAAGCACCCGGCGCAAGGCCGGGTTTTACGTGAGCCGACCGTTGAACGCCGCCGCCGCCATCGCAGTTCCGCAGACGCCGCACGATCCGTGCGCGATCACCGCGATGGCGCTGCTCGCGGCCTGCCCGCTGTTGAAACCGGACGACGCCGAGACGCACGCCCAGGCTTTGGAGGCCGCGCGAGAGATCGGTGACCTGACGACCCCGGGCCGGGTTCGCCACTTCCTGGCCCAGTGCGCCGAGGAGACGGGCGGCTTCCAGCGGCTGGTGGAGAACTTCAACTACCGCAGCGCCGAACACCTGGACGCCACCTTCTCGGCGATCCGCGACATCGGCCAGGCCCGCGCGCTGATGGCCTCGGGCCCGCAGGCGGTCGCCGCCTGGGTCTACGCCGGCCGGTTCGGAAACGGCGACGCGCGGTCCATGGATGGTTGGAGCTTCCGTGGTCGCGGCTACCTGGAGATCACCTTCCGCGACAACTACCGCTGGATCGGCGGCCTGATTGACGAGCCGCTCGAAGCCGAGCCCGAACGGCTGGCCCGGCCGGCGATCGCCGCCCGGGCCGCGGCGGCCTACTGGCGGGCGCGTGGCTGCAATGCCCGTGCCGATCGCGACGATGTGCGCGCCGTCACAGCCGCCATCAACCCGGCGTTGGAAGGTCTCGACCAGCGCACCGCCTTCTGCGGCGCCTTCCGCCGCCTCTACCCGTGAGGATCGCCTTGAAGAACCTGATCATGGTCGCTGGGGTCTGCGCTCTGGCGCTGGCGGCGTGCGCGCCGCTGGCCACCTCCACCGCGCCGGCCTCGGGCGTCGCCGCCTCGCCCGTTACCACCGCGGAGCTCGGCGTGGAGGCCGCCTTCACCGCCGCGGCCTCGGCCGAGCTGGACGCGAAGAACGTGGGCCTGTTGGCCGGCGACAAGGCCGCCAAGGCCGATGACATCCGCCACCAGGCCTACGCCGCGTTGCTGGTGATCCGGACCGCGGCCCAGGCCGGGCGCACGCCCGACACCACGGCCTTCAACGCCCTGATCGCCCAGCTGCAGATGCTGACCCCGAAGGCGGCCCAGCCGGCCGGCCCGCAGGTCGTTGTCCCCACCATCCCGAACTGAAGGAGCTGACGTGAACCCGATCCTGATCATCCAGACCGCCGAGGCGCTGGCCGCCCTGGGCGCCCAGGTGCTGCCGCTCATCGAGCAAGGCCGGGCGGCGCTGGCTTCGAACGACGAGGCCCAGCTGCAGGCGTTCCTGACCAAGGTCCAGAAGACCAACGACGCCCTGGGCGCCGCTTAGCTGTCCATGCCGCCGCGTCCGCATCGCCCCCTCTTCGCCGTGCATGGGTTCATGTACGACCCCGCCGACGTTGGCGGGGCGAACGATCCTGCCGGCTTCTTCCAGGAGATGTCGGGGATCGCGGGGCGGCCGGTGAAGGCCTTCGCCTGGTACTCGGTCCCCTTCGGGCTGCGGGCGGAGCGGCCACTCCGTTCGGCCTGGCAGACCGCCCGGGCCTGGATGAGCGCCTGGCTGCACGGCCACGCCAACCCCTACGAGTACGCCTGGGCGCTGGCGATCCGGCAGGGCGGGCGGCTGAAAGCGGCGATCGTCGCGACACAGGGCCCCGTCGACCTGGTCGCGCACAGCCTGGGTGTCCGCGTGGCGCTGCAGGCGATGCGGGGGCTGCCCTACGGCAAGGTCAAGCGGGTGATCTTCTTCAACGGCGCGGAGCTGGCCGAGAACGCCCAGCGTGTCGCCCCGGAGATCCAGGCCGACGTCCTCAACTTCGCCATCGCCGGCGACCGCGTGCTGGAGTGGCTCGGCGCCTACTTCAACGGCCAGGACGATGCGCCCTGCGTCGGCCGCGCCGGCCTCGCCAACCCGCCGCCGCGGTGGCGAGACCTCTTCCTGGACGACCCGACCGTCCAGCGTCGTGCGCTGGCGCGCCGGGGTTGGACCTTACGGGCTGAGGCGCCCGGGGGCTTGCTGAACCACGGTGAGTCCTACCGCTTCGCGGGCAACTCCGACCTGGTCCGCGCGTGGCTCTCTGGCGATGGCCTCGTCGACCTCGTGGCTGACCCGCAACCGGCGGCCAAGGGGTGAGCGATGAAGCCGACCGCGCCGAGGTCCTCGAAAGCTTCCAGAGGGACCTTGCCGTCCGCGCGGCCCGGGCCGGCGCAGCGCACCTTGGCGCGCCCGCTGCCTTTGGGCTCTGCGACGATTGCGGCGGCCCGATTGAGGCCGCCAGGCGTGCCGCGGCGCCCGGCTGCACCCGCTGCGTTTCGTGCCAGGCCGCCTTCGAGGCGGCCGGCCGCATTCCGATCAGGTGATCAGTGACCAGCGTCAAAGAGTTCGTGTCCGACTACTGGCCGATCGCCGCCACGGCCCTGCAGGGGTTGCTGGTGTGGGTCGCCTGGAGCTTGCGACAGGTGGCGAAGGCCGAGATCGCGGCGGTGGACACCAAGTTCACCGACAAGTTCGACGACCATGATGTCCGGATCCAGGGCGTCGAGAGCCGCATGGCCACCGCTGAGGGCGACATCAAAGAGCTGCCGACCAAGGAGGACCTGGCCCGCATCGAGGGCGAGGTGAAGGGCGTCGGCATCAAGGTCAGCACCGCCAACGCCGGCATCCAGCGGATCGAGAACTTCTTCCTCCAGCGGGGAGTCGACGCGCGATGATCCCGGGATTCCGCGAAGCCATGGAGGCCGATCGCCGTCTGGTGATCCTGCGGCTGCTGATGGAGGCCGGCGGTGAGGCCGGCGAGAGCGTGCTGGAGAAGGGCTTGCACATGCTGGGCCACCGCGTCGATCGCGATGAGGTGCGCGAGCTGCTGCGGTTCCTGAAGGACGCCGACTGCCTGGTGACGGAGATGTTCGCCGGCAAGGTCATGGTGGCCAAGATCACCAAGCGCGGCGTCTCGGTCGGTGGTGGCATCGCCGAGGTCGAAGGCGTCGCCAAGCCCAGCATGGGCATCTGAGGATGGCCGCCCGCAACCGGCCGTCGTCGGTCGATCGCCTGCCCGAGGAGGTCCGCCAGCTGATCGCGGATCTTCGCCAGCGCCAAGGGCTGACCCTCGACGAGATCCTGGACCACCTGCGCAAGCTCGACGTCGACGTCTCCCGTTCGGCGCTGGGCCGGCACGTGAAGAGCCTGGCCCAGGTCGGCGAACAGATCCGCCGCGCCGAGACCATGGCGAAGTTCGTGGTCGACAAGTTCGGCGACCAACCCGACGACCAGGTCGGCCGGGCGAACATGCGGATCCTGCAGGGCGCGCTGCTGGAGATCCTGACCGAGGAGCGGGAGGACGAGGAGGGCAAGCCCGTCTCGCTCTCTGCCGGCGAGGCCAAGGAGCTCGCTCTAGCCCTGCAGCGTCTTGTGGCCTCCCAGCGGATGGACACCGAACGCCAGCTGAAGCTTCGCCGAGCGGTCGCGGAAGAGGCGGCGAAGAAGGCCGAGACCGCGATGAAGTCCCGCGGCATGTCGGCCGACACCATCGACTTCATTCGCAAGGAAGTCCTCGGGGTAGCGGGGGGATGACCACGCGGGCCCAGCTGCAGGCCGAGGAGGCCGCCGCCGATCGCGCCGCCGCCCAGGCGGCGTTTGCGCGCCTGCCGAAGGGCGACCTCCTGTTGCCCTACCAGCAGCGACCCCTTGGCTTGCTGGCGTCGGGCGTCTCGCTACTGGCGATCGAGAAGAGCCGGCGGATCGGCCTGACCTGGGGCCTCGCCTCGGACTCCGTACTCACAGCCGGAGCCCAGGTGAGCGCCGGCGGCCAGGACGTCTGGTACATGGGCTACAACAAGGACATGGCCCTGGAGTTCATCGCCACCTGCGCGATGTGGGCCCGCGCGTTCGGGATCGCCGCCGACGCCCAGGACGAGGTGCTGGTCGACGACGGCGACAAGGGCGTGCAGGCCTACCGGATCCGCTTCGCCTCCGGCTTCAAGATCACCGCGCTGCCCTCGGTGGCCCGGGCGCTGCGCGGCACCCAGGGCAAGGTGATCCTCGACGAGGCCGCGTTCCACGACGATCTGGCCGAGGTGCTGAAGGCCGCGCTGGCCCTCTTGGTGTGGGGCGGCCAGGTGGTGGTGGTGTCCACCCATGACGGTGTCGCCAACGACTTCAACCTGCTGATCGACGACATCCGCTCCGGCAAGCGCCGCGGCAGGGTGGTCAAGATCACCTTCGACGACGCCATCGCCGACGGCCTCTATGAGCGCGTGGCCCTGGTGGCGAAGGTCAAGGGCCGGCCGCTGGAGCTGGGCAAGCAGGCGTGGATCGACGACATCCGTGGCTTCTACGGCGACGACGCCGAGGAGGAGCTGGATTGCATCCCGAAGGCCGGGTCCGGTTCCTGGCTTTCGCCGGCGTCCATCGCCGTCTGTGAGCACATCGACGCCGGCGACCCCGAACTCTACCGCGGCGGCCTGCTTTACCTGGGCCGCGACGTCGCGCGGCGCCGCGACCTGGCCGTCCTGCACGGCTACGAGGCGGTGGGCGACGTGCTCTGGCTGCGCCACCGCTGGCTGGGCCGGAACGAGACCTTCGCCACCCAGGACGCCGAGGCGGCTAGGATCATCCGCGCGACGCGCATGGCCCGCTACTGGATCGACCAGACGGGCATGGGGGAAAAGGTCGTCGAGGACGAGCAGCGCAAGTACGGCGACACCCGCGTGACCGGCGTGATCCTCAGCGGCCCGGAACGGCTGAACCTCGCCACCTCGCTGAAGGACCGCTTCGACCGGGGTTTGATCCGCATTCCAGCCAACGATGCGGCGCTTCGGGCGGACCTGCGGGCGATCAAGAAGAAGGGCGGCGTCGGCGGCTCGGTCAGCCTGGTCAACGAGGGAAGCGTCCACGCCGACGAGTTCTGGGCCGCGGCCCTGGCCTGCGCGGCCGCGGACATCCCGTACCAGCCCTACGCCTACGAAGGCATTCACGGCCGCGACATGGTCGAGCAGAGCCAGCTCGCCCGGCGGCGTTCCGAAAACGAGGGCGGCGGCGGCTTCGGCGGCTTCCGCGGCTACAGGTTCTAGGCGCCATGGCAGACACCCCCCAGCTCGTCCACCCGACCACTGGCCAGCCGCTCTCGTCCCAGAACCAGGCGCTCACCGTCGAGATCGCGCGCGCCGCCCTGACCAGCGTGCGTCAGGCGTGGAACCCGGAGACCGCTGTAGCGGGTCTCTCGCCCGATCGCCTCGACGCCATCCTGCGCCGGGCGAACATCGGCGACCTTCGCGCCTACCTGACCCTTGCGGAGGAGATGGAGGAGCGCGATCCGCACTACGGCTCGGTGCTGCAGACCCGAAAGCTGGCGGTGATGGGCCTGGAGTCGCAGCTCACCTGGTCGGCCGGTCAGGAGGCCGATCCGCGCGCCGCCGAGATCCTGGAGGCCTGCCAGACCCTAGTCGCGCGGCCGGCGTTCGAAGACCTGCAGTTCGGCCTGCTGGACGCGATCGCCAAGGGTTACTCGGCCGTGGAGATGATCTGGCGCACCGACCTGCCGCGCTGGGAGCCACGGGCCTACAAGTGGCGCGATCCGCGCTGGTTCAAGTGGGACCGCGAGACCGGCGAGGAGCTGCACCTGGTGCAGATGGGCGCCGTGGACGGCGTGCCGCTGCCGCCTAACAAGTTCGCGATCTGGGTCGCTACCCGCAAGAGCGGCCTGCCGGCCCGCGCCGGCCTGGCGCGCCTGGTGGCCTTCAGTTTCGTCTGCAAGCTCTATGGCCTGAAGGACTGGATGAGCTACGCGGAGATCTTCGGGATCCCCGTACGTCTCGGTCGCTACGACGGCACAGCCTCCGCCGCCGACGTCGATACGCTGAAGCGCGCCGTCTTCAACATGGGCGCCGACGCGGCCGCCGTGCTGCCGAAGTCCATGGACATCGAGTTCCCCGACCTGGGGAAGGCGACGGGTGGGGCCGAGCTGTTCCACCTCCTGGTCACCTACCTGGATCAGCAGATCTCGAAGGCGGTTCTGGGCCAGACCGGCACAACGGACATGCAGAAGGGCGGCGGTCTGGCCCAGGCGAAGGTCCTGGACGAGGTGCGCGCCGACCTCACCAAAGCCGACGCCCGCGGGATCGGCGCGGCGATCACCGAGAGTGTGCTGACGCCCTACGTGGCCTTCAACTGGGGCCCGGACGCGCCGGTGCCCTCGTTCCAGCCGATCGTCCAGGAGAACGAGGACGTCACGGCGCTCTCCAACGCGCTCGCGCAGCTCGTGCCGCTGGGCTTGCGGGTCGACCAGGCTGAGATCCGCAAGAAGTTCAAGCTATCTGAGCCGGCGTCCGACGCAGAGCTGCTCTCGCCACCGGCCAGGATCGACTTCCAAGGTCAGATCCCCGGAGATGGCCCGCCGGGTCCGACGCCCGCGCTCGCCCGCCACCAGCTGCGGGCCGCCCTGGCGGCCGCCATGGGCCAGCCGGCCGGCCAGGCCCGGATCGACCAGGACCTCACCGACGCCCAACTCGCCGAGCTCGACGGGTGGAAGCGCAACTTCGGCCCCGAAGCCCAGGCGGTGATCGATGTGGTCCGTGACGCCCAGAACTTCGAGCAGATCCGTGTGGGCCTCGACGGGCTGGCCCGCGATCTCTCCGCGCCGGCGACCGCGAGGTCGCTTGCCCGGGCGATGTTCTCCGCCACGGTGATCGGGGACGCCCGGCGGAGGCCGCGCGGGCGATGACGCTGCATCCGCCGCCGCTGCAATGGCGCCGGTGGGATGATCATCACTGGACGGCCGTCGCCGAGGGCGTGGTCGTCGGCGCGGTGATCAAGCCCCCGCTGGAGGACGTGTGGGTCTGGGAGACCCATGGACGGCTGTCCGAGCGCGGGGTGCGGCCGACCGCCAACTGGGCCAAGGCCGCCCTGACCAGGGTCTGGAAGGCCCGAGGCTGGAAGACGGCGTCATGGCTATGAGCGACGACCGCTTCAACATCGATCCCGCGCCGGATCCGCGCGCCGTCGCCTTCCTGGAAGGCAAGGGCCTGAAGCGCTCCTACCGCTGGAGTTCCATGTGGCAGAGCCAGCACGCGTATGGCTTCACGCTGGCGGGCGTCTACCGCCTCGACGTGCTACAGGCCGCGAAGGACCTGGTGACCCAGGCGATCGCCGGCGGCCAGACGCTCGACCAGTTCCGTGCCGGCTTCGAAGACAGCCTTCAGAGCCTGGGCTTCGCCGGCCCGCAGATCTCGACCGGGTTCGAGGAGGGCGATCGCGAGGTAGACCTCTCGGCCCCATGGCGGACGCGCACGATCTACGACACCAACGTCCGTCAGGCCTACGCGGCGGCGGATTGGCAGGCGATCGACGACACCTCGGCCGACTTCCCGGCCCTGCAGTACCACCACACGCCCCAGGAACACCCCCGCCTTCAGCACGAGGCGTGGGACGGCCTGGTGCTGCCGGTGACGTCGCCTTTCTGGGAGACGAACTTCCCGCCCAACGGCTGGTTCTGCAAATGCTTCACCGCCCAGGTCTCGGTCGACGACCTGGCGAGCGGCGACGTCCAGATGAGCTCCGACGAGGACCTGGCCGACACGGGATACTCCGACGACCCGCGCGACTGGCCGACGTTCGAGGATCCGAAGACCGGCCGAGTGGCGCGCGTGCCGCCGGGGGTGGACCCCGGCTTTGGCTACAACGCCGGCATGGACCGCCGCGAGAACCTGGGCGCCCTGCTGGAGCGCAAGGTCGCCGGTATGGACCCGGACCTGGCGCGCGCCGCGGCCTCGGACCTGGTGAACCTGCCGGTCTTCTCCGACATGGTCTCCGACGCCATCGGGTTGGGCCAGCAGCGGGCCGAGGCGGCGGCCAAGGCCCGGGCGCTCCTGGGCGGCTCAAGCGCGACCCGCGGCCAGGTGTCCCAGGCTGTCGACGAGGCGCTGGCCCATGTCGGCGCGTTCCCGACCGAGAGCTGGCCGGTCGGCGTCGCGCCGGCCGACGTGGCCGCGGCCGCGGATGGATCGCCCACCCTGGTGGTGGCCAACGCCTCCTCGATCGGCCACTCGGCCGACATCCATCCGACCTCGGCCGCGGACTGGCGGAAGGTCCAGCTGCTCCTGGAGCAGGGAGAGGTGCGCAAGGAGGCCTCCGGCGACTTGGTGCTGTTCGGCGTCTTCGCCGGCGACGAGGGCGCGCCCGCGACGTGGACGCTGGTGCTGAAGCCCGTGGATGGGGCTTGGCGGGTCAAGACGCTCTTCCAGAGCTCGCCCCGGCGCCGCAGCAAGATCGAGGCGCGCACCGACCAGGTCCGCGCTGGTGGCGGGACGATCAAGCTGGTCGGATGATAGCGGCGGCCCCGGGGACGCAACCTTCCCGTTCGGGCTGCGGCATGCGCCGCGTGGCCCGGCTATGCGGATTGACTGGGCCGCCAGCCCCAAAGGTAGGCCCTGAGGCCTCGGATTGGAAGCCCCGCCCGGGCCTCCAGGAAGGCCGCCAGCGGGCGGGACGGGGATCGTGGCCGCTCCCACCGTAGCCGAAGACCCCGCAAGGCCCTTCAGCGGCGTTCAGGGGCGTTTGACGGGCCGTTGCGGTTCGAGGGGACGGTCGTCGTCGGCGAGCTGTCGTCCCGGCCGGTCCTGACAACTGTCAGGGGCGAAAGCCGCCCGGCGCATCCCGATACTGCTGCCTGCATGATGATGCTGTCCACCCGGAACGGCCACGGAGGTCAAAATGTTCGCTCGCTGAAGCGCGGCGCGGCGCCCGTCCCCGCGCTCTGCTCCGGCGAGGCGCGGCCCGACTTCGGTCTGGCGCTTCCCGTCGCGCTGGCCCAGGCTGAAGGTGGCCAGGCCAAGCCGCCGGAGTGGATCCAGCTGCTGCCGGCGGGGCCGGAGATCACCGCCCGCGACGGCCGCAAGTGGACGCTGCCCGACCCGAACGTCGTGGTGGCCTTCTTCAAGCGGGGCGGGATCGACCTGCCGATCGACATCCAGCACGCCAGCGAGCTGAAGGGCGCGGAGGGCGGGGACGCCCCGGCCCAGGCGTGGATCAACGACATGCGCGTCGCCGGCGACGGCGCCGTGGAGGGCAAGGTCGACTGGCTGAGCCATGGCGCCGCGCGCGTGACCTCCAAAGAGTACCGCTACATTTCCCCGGCCATCCTCCACACCGACGGGGCCATCTACGGCCTGAAGTCGGCGGGGCTGGTCACTTCCCCCGCGCTGACCATGCCGGCCCTGGCCGGTCATGGCGGGGCGGCCAACCCCAAGGAATCAACCTTGAAGACCGAAGTCTCCCTGGCCGCCATGGCGGCGGCCGCGGGCCTGGCGGCGACCGCCGCAGAGCCCGACGTCATCGCCGCGATCGCGGCCGGCCGCCAGGCCCTCGCCGATGTGAAGGATCCCGCCAAGTTCGTGCCGGCCACCGATCTGGCGCACATGACGACCCGCGCCACCAAGGCCGAGGCCGACCTGGCCGCGCTGCACACCGCGGGCGTGAAGGCCAAGGGTGAGGCGCTGGTCGATGGGGCGATCAAGGAGGGCAAGATCCCGCCGGCGTCGCGCGAGCACTACCTGGAACTGGCCTCGGCCAACTTCGAGTCCGCCGAAAAGTTCCTGGCCTCCATGCCCAAGATCGCCGGCGGCGTGTCGGGCGCGACGGCCAAGGATCCCGCCGCCGAGCAGAAGACCGGGGCCGAGGGCCTCTCCGAGCAGCAGCTCGATCTCTGCCGGTCCATGGGCATCAAGCCTGAGGACTACGCCAAGAACACGAAGAAGGAGACCGCCTGATGCCGGCCGCCACTGCTGAACGCCTGCAGAAGACCCGCCGCGGCGACCAGCTCAACCTTCCGGTCAAGGCCGCCTCGCAGCTCTACCGGGGCTGCATGGTCGTCTCCCTGGCCGGCGTCGCCATCGCCGCGCGCGCCGCGGTCAGCCGCGCCGAGCTCTCCACCATGATGGTGGTGGGCGTTGCCGAGGACAGCGCCCTCGGCGGCGCCGCCGACGGCGACGTGCGGGTGCAGATCCGCCGAGGCGTTTTCCAGTTCGCCAACTCGGCCGGCGGCGACGCCCTGACCGAAGGCGACGTGGGCCAGCCCTGTTTCGCGGTCGACGACCAAACGGTCGCCAAGACCGTGGGTGGCGGCGCGCGCGCCATCGCCGGTGAGGTGGTCGAGGTCGACGCCGATGGCGTCTGGGTCGACTTCAACAAGGCCCGCCGGCCGCGCCGCCTGACGATCCCGTTCCAGGCGAACGAGACCGACGTGCTGGCCGGCACCCTGCAGGACCTGGTGTCGCCGGTCGCCGGCGCGATCAGCTACCTGGAGGTCGTGGTCCAGAAGGACGTGACCACCGGCGGTAACGTCACCGCCAACGTGGGCGGCGTCGCCGTGGTCGGCTTGGCCGCCGTGGTGGCCAACGCGGCCGTCAAAGGCACGATCGCCAACGACACCCCGACCATGGGCGACGCCACCACCGTGGTCGCCGAAGGATCGCGGATCTCCATCGTGCCGGACGCCGCCTTTGCCACCGCGGGCGACTTCAACGGCTTCCTCGAAATCACCTACTAGGAGCAGCTCCCTTGGCCCCGCGCCCCATCACGTCTGCGCTGATCGCCGACCTCTTCATCGGCTTTCAGACGTCCTTCCAGAACGGCTTCGCCGGCGTCTCTCCCCAGTGGGGCAAGATCGCTACCGAGGTGACCTCAAACACCAGCGAAGAGAACTACGGCTGGCTGGGCTCCTGGCCCGCCATCCGCGAGTGGCTCGGCGATCGGGTGGTCGAGGAACTGGCCGGCTACGACTACCAGCTGAAGAACCGGTCCTTCGAGACCACCGTGAAGGTGAAGAAGGACGACATCGCCGACGACCGTTTCGGGATCTACTCCCCGATGTTCGTGGAGCTGGGCCGCCAGGTCTCGGCCTTCCCGGACGTGCTGTCCTTCGGCGCGCTCGCGGCCGGACGGACCAGCAAGTGCTACGACGGGCAGAACTTCTTCGACACCGACCACCCGGTGCAGGGTGGCGTCGCGGCCAACGTGGACAGCGGCGGCGCGGGCGCCTGGTGGTACCTGCTGTCGACCCAGCGCGCCCTGAAGCCGCTGATTTACCAGAACCGCCAGCCCTTCGCCTTCACGGCGCTGGACCAGGAGCGCGACGAGCCGGTCTTCCGCCGCAAGGAATTCGAGTACGGCTCCGACGGCCGTTGCAACGTCGGCTATGGGTTCTGGCAGATGGCCTACGCCTCGAACCAGGCGCTCGACGCCGACCACTACGAGGCGGCGCGCGCCGCCATGGGCGCGCTGACCGATGATTCCGGTCAGCCCCTGGGCATCGTCCCTGACCTGCTGGTCGTGGGTACGTCCCTGGAAGGAGCGGGTCGCCGGCTGCTGAAGCGCTCGGTCCAGGCCGCGGGCGCCACCAACGAGTGGGAAGGCTCCGCCGACCTGCTTGTCTCGCCCTACCTCCCGTAGGCTGACCGATGGCGAAGACCAAGGACAACACCGACCAGGCGCTGGAGGCTGACGCGCAGGCGGCCACCAGCGTCACCGTGGCGGCGGCGGGTTCCGGCGTCGCCGGCGCGGATACGGCCGGGGCGACCCAAACCGCCCCGGCCGATGGATCCTCGACCGCCGGCCAGGAGCCGGGGTCCGGTGGTGGCGCGGCGGCGGATGGGGCGGCTTCGGCCGCCGAGCCCGCCGCGGCGGCCGGCGTGGGGAATCTCCAGTCCTCGCCGGTCGCGGACCACGGTCTTCACCACCTCTTCGGTGAGTTGATGGAGGGCGCGGAGCTGCTCGGCCACGAGCTGCTGCCCGAGGCTATCGAGACCGTGATCGAGGCCATTCCGGGCGGTGAGGCCCTGAAGGTTATCGTGGCCATGACCGGGCTCGGCCCGTCGGCGTGGAACGAGCTTCCGGATCTCGCCCGGAAGGCGGCCGTCAGCTTGGGGGTGAAGGCCCTGCAGGCCCAGGCCGGCCAGATCTCCGCGATCCGCGCGGCCGTGGCCGCGCCCCAGGGAACGGTGGATGTCACCGGCCGGTCGCGAGACGGCCGCGACTACCGGCGCGCCGGCGTGGTCTGGACCGCGCTCAACCAGACGGTCCCGCTGTCGCCCGCCGACGTCGACCTGGTCGGCAAGGACCCGCACATCGTGGTCGTGGCCGCGCCTGTGGCCGCACCGGCGGAGCAGGCCTGATGCTCGGCTCCCGCAGGAACCTCCTGGCCCGCGCCGGCCGCCAGCTGCAGGCGGCATACAGCCGTCGGCGTGCGGCGCACGGCGCGGCCGTGGATGATCTGCGGGACGCCGGCTTCTTCCGCGCGCCATTCGAGCCGATCCACGGGCGCCAGGCCGAGCTGGGCCTGCCTGAACCCCTGATCCTGGACCTGTGTCAGGCCGAGGCCGCCTGATGACCTTCGCCACCGAAGCCAACCTCCGCGCCTTCTTCGGCGACCGGGAGATCAACCTTCTGGCCGATCGCGACGGCGACGGCCAGGTGGACCCCGGCGTGCTTGACGCCATGCTGGGCGCCGCCGACGCCGAGATCATCAGCTTGATCGGCCAACGGGTCGATCCGGCCAACCCGCCTGTTCGCTTGGTCCAGTTGGCCTGCGACATTGGGCGGTACCGCTTGTACGGCTCAAACCCGCCCGACGACGTGCGGTCCCGCTACACCGACGCGGTGAAGTTCCTGCAGGCGGTCTCCGCCGGCACGGCCACGCTGGACGGCGGCGCGGCCGCGCCCACCGACGTCCAGGTTCCGCCCAAGCCTGCGGCCTACCAGGGCGACGCGCGTCTTTTCCGGCGGGGGCTCTAATGGCCGTCGCGCTGCGGGTCTCGCTGCAGAACACCCTCGCCGAGGCCCTGGCGGCCGCGCGAGAGGCCGGCCGGGACATGCGCCCGGCCTGGCGGGCGATCGGCCAGCAGTGCGTGACCTTCACCCGCAACCGGTTCCTCTCGAAGCGGGCGCCAGACGGCTCGACCTGGAAACCCAGCCTCAAGACCACCGGCTCGACCCTGATCGCCAGTGGCCTGCTGCTGCGCTCGATCGCCGCCCAGCCGCCCGAGGACGACGCCGTAGAGGTGGGCTCGAACCGCATCTACGCCGGTGTCCAGCAGGCGGGCGGCGTGATCCGCGCCAAGACCTCGCGGGGCCTGCGCTTCCGGGTCGGCGCCAACGGCGGCTGGATCACGAAGCAGGAGGTGACGATCCCGGCCAGGCCGTACCTCGGGACCAACGACGTCGAGATGGAGGCCTATGGCGCGATCGCGCTACGCCATCTCGGCGGCCCGCTAGGGGCCGTCTGATGGCCGGCCTGCAGCTGCTCGACCTCCAGCCGATGAAGGACCGCCTGACCGAGGCCAGCGCCGGCGCGTTCCGGGAGATCGGCTTCGCGGCCGACTTCGCCGCCGTGACCGCCGCCGGCGGCGTGGTGGCCTCGCCCTCGGCCTTCATCATCCGGATGGGCGCCCAGTTCGTGGAGATCCACGAGGGTTCGGGGCCTCTTCGCCAGATCGTCAACGTGCCGGTGGCGGTCCTGGTGGCCGTCACCCTGGCCGGCCGCAAGGGGGTCGATGGCCTCGTCCAGCTGGAGGGGCCCTGCGACCAGGTGCGCGCCGCCTTCTTCGGCTGGCTGCACCCCGACGCCCAGCGCAGTTGCTGGATGGGCGGCGAGGACATGGAGGACTTCGACTCCAAGACCGGCCTGCTCGTCTACCGCCTCGACTTCATCGTCCAAACCAAGATCACGGAGATCCTCTGATGCCCCCGGCCGACGACTCCAAGCCCGCCGACCAGTCGACCGCCGCGGCTCCGGCTGCTGCTGCCCCGACGCCGCCGGTGACGCCGGCTGGCGACCCGCCCGCGGCGAAGCCCGCCAAGCCGGTCGCAAAGGCGTCGCCCGATGGCGAGCCCGAGGCGGCGCCGCGCGGCCACCGCATGCCGCTGAGCTCGGCGGTCGGCCTGGCCGACGTCTTCAAGCGCCTCGGCCGCAAGCCGCCGGTGCAGATCCGCGCCCAGCTCGAAGCCAATGGCTACGACTTCGGCGCGGAGCCGCCCCCGATCACCAGCTCGTCGATCGACGAAGCCAGCAAGGAAGCCTGATCCATGGACCGCCAGCTCCTCCTCCTCGGCGCTGAGGTGACCTACGGCCTCGCGCCCGCCTTCACCACGGCCATGACGATCCTGGCCGAAGGCGTCGACATCAAGTTCACCGACTCCCGCGACAAACCCGACTTCTCGAAGCCGGGCGTCGGGCCCTCGGCCGACCACACCTATGGCCAGTACGTCACCGTCACCTTCGACGTGCCCCTGGCCGGCTCCGGCGTCGCCGGCACCGCCCCGAAGTGGGGTCCGGCGCTCAAGGCCTGCGGCTGGTCGGAGACGATCGTCGCGGCCACCTCGGTGACCTACGGCCTGCTGAGCGATCCCAGCATCGCCGGCTCGGTGGCCTTCAAGTGGCGCGACGGCAATCGCCGCGTCCACCAGGTGACCGGCGCCCGCGGCAAGGTCGACTTCGACCTCACCGCCGGCAAGCGCCCGGCGCTGAAGTTCACGTTCAAGGGCATCCACAATGTGGTGACCAAGGCCGCGGCCGTGCTGGCGAAGACCGACGCCGATTTCACCGGCTGGCTCGACGCTAAGCCCGTCGCCTCGGGCACTACCACCTTCTCGATCGACGGCGTCGATGGCCTGGGCTTGCGGGCTCTGTCCTTCTCGGCGTCCGACAACGTGGTGTTCGTCGACGTGCCGGAGCAGAACGATATCCGTCTGCTGGGCGAACGGGCCTTCACCGGCCAGGCGAAGATCACCAATCCGCTGGCCGACGTCTTCAACTTCGAGAGCCACTGGCTGGCGGCCGACGTGATCGACTGGGTCATGGTGCACGGCGCCACGGCCGGCAACATCGTCACCATCACCGGCAACGCCCAGATCCTCAGCCCGACCTACGCCCGCGATAACGGCGACGACGTAGCGAGCTGCGGCTTCAACCTGGTGCCGACCGGCTTCGACGACGACGACGACCTGGCGATCGCCCTCACCTGAGGGCGCCCCAGCGCCAACCCTTCCTGGGCGCACTGGGGGCGGCCCGACCAGGAACACCGATCAGCGCCGCCCCCTTCTTGTTTGGGGAGCCCCATGCGGGGTCTGAAGTCACATGACGAAATTCTCCTTTGCCTCGCTGGACGGGGCGAAGTTCGAGGCCGACTGGCCGGTGCTGGTGAACGTGCCACAGGACGGCGGCGGCGTGGACGAGCAGGAGTTCATGGCGCGCTTCCGGCTGTTGTCGGAGGACGAGACCAAGGCCATCGATTCGGAGAAGGAGCCGCAGAAGGCCCTGCTTCGCGCGGCCGTGGTGGGCTTCGGCCGGGGCGAGGAGCAGGCGTTCTCGCCGGAGCTGCTGGAGAAGATGATGGGCCGGCCCTACGTGCGCGCCGCCTTGGCCAAGGCCTACGTGCAGTTCAGCCTGGGCGTTTCGCCAAAAAACTGACCGAGGCGGCTCGGCTGATCGCGGTCGGCCGCACCGCCGAGGAGGACCTGACCAGCGAGGAGGTCCGCACCGTCGTTGACGACCTGAAGGCCTTCGGGGCTGACCAGGCGACGATCGATGCGGCGGTGGCCAAGCTGCGCTCGGCCGAGCCGGACGAGATCTTCCTGGTCCACCCGGACAACGTGGTGGCCGTGAGGCTCTTCCAGGCCATGGGGACGCAGTGGAACGCGGTCGCGCTCTCCACCATGGACCGTGCGCAGATCCGCCGAACCGGCCTGCGCTATGAGGCGATCGAGGTCACGGCCAGGCTTGAGGGCCTGGACGTCGCCGGCGACGATTTCCGCAGGCTGCGGATCATGGAGATCGAGGCGATCGCCGCGTGGGGGCGTGAGGCGTGAGCGGCGGCGGCGCAGCCCTGACCGCCCGCCTTCGGATCGAGGGCGACGTCCAGGACGCCCTGGGCGGGATCACGAAGACCGAGCAGGCCGTGGCCGACCTTGGCCACGCCGCCGAGGGCGCGGGCCGAGGCATGGAGCTCCTCGAGGCGGGCATCGCGCTCCTCGGCCTTGAGGAACTCGCCAAGGAGATGGTCGCAGCTGCCCAGGCCATGAAAGGCCTGGAGGCCGGCCTGGAGGCCGTCGCTGGCGGCGCGTCGGGCGCGCAGGCGTCGATCTCGTTCGTGCGCGCCGAGGCGCAGCGCCTTGGCCTGGATATCCGCCCTGCCGTCCAGAGCTTCCTGGACCTCGCCGGCGCGACCCACGGGACGCGCTTGGAGGGCCAGGCCACCAAGGACATCTGGGACGCGGTGACGATCGCCGGCGTCGCTATGGGCCGTTCCAACTCCCAGGTGGCGGCCGGCCTCGATGCGGTGACCCACATCGCCTCGACCGGCGTGGTCAACATGGAGGAGCTGCGCCGGCAGATGTCCACGGCGATCCCGGGCGCGGCGACGATCGCCGCCCGGGCGCTGGGGGTGACCACCGCGCAGTTCAATCAGATGGTCACCGAGGGCAAGGTCGTCGCGAGCGACTTCCTGCCCAAGTTCGCCAATGAGCTGAAGACCGAGTTTGGGCCGACCCTCGACAAGTACCTGAACACCGACGTCGGTCGGGCCCGGGTGGCCATGGCCGACCTGCGCAACGAGATCGACGAGCTGCAGGTCGCGGGCGGCCAGGAATTCCTCGCCGGCGTCGTCGGCGGGATCACCTCGCTGGACGGTGCGCTCACGAAGGAGGAGGTGGCCGAGCAGGTCAAGGAGCTGGCCTTCGAGCTCGGCCAGCTGGCGGGCGCGGGCCTGAAGGGCGTGGCCTTCCTGGCGGAAAATGCCCAGACCCTGATAGCGATCGGCGCCGGCCTGGCCGGCATGAAGCTTGGGCCGATGTTGGTGGAGTGGGGCTCGGCCGCGCTCTCGGCATCGACCGAGATCGGCGTCCTGCGAGCCGCTGTCTCTGCGCTAGGGGGCCCGATCGCCATCGTCGCCGGCGTCGGCGTCGCCGCTTTCACGTCTCTGATGCAGGCGGCCGCCGAGGTCGAGCAGCAGACCCGCGAGGCCGCCAAGGCCACCAACGACAACGCCGAGGCGATGGCTGAGGCAGACCGGCTTCTGAAAGAGGCCGGCGTCGACACCGATGTGTGGCGCACGGCGACCGCCAACGCGATCGATCCGACCAAGAAGCTGACGGACAGCACGTCGCTCCTGGCCGACCAGACGATCCGTCTGGGCGACGCGCGCCGCCAGGCCGCGCTGGAGACCTTGGAGCAGGCCTCGGCCGAGCTCCTGAAGGACCAACAAGCCAAGGAGGCCCAGCAGCAGGGCCGGGGGCCCTTCGGACCGCTCCTGAACCGGATCACCGGCGCCGGCCAGGAGGCCGTGGACCCCCAGGTCAAAATGGCGGTCGGCAACGACATCAACGGCAAGCCGGTCTACCGCTGGGCGCCGGCCTCGCAGGCGATCGCCCAGGACCAGGCGGCCCGCGACGCCAATCTGGAAGCCCAGATCCAGTTGCTGATGGCGCCGGCGGCGCCGAAGACCGACTTCCCGTCCGACAAGCCGCTCACCAAGCCGAAGCAGGACAGGGCCGCCAACACCCTCACCGACTTGCAGAACCAGCTCGCCTCTGAGCAGGCGCTGACCAGCGCCATCGAGGCCGGCGCGACGGCGACGGACCAATGGAAGGCGGCAGACTTCGCCCGCCAGGAGCTGGAGAAGTCGGGCCTCACCCACAAGAAGCAGCTGACCGACGCCGAGCAGGCGATGGCGGCCAGGATCCGCGACACCGCCGAGGCGACCGAGACCGCCAAGCTGGCCAACGAGCGCCTGCAGAAGTCGGCCGACATCTCCTACCAGATGAAACAGGAGACCCAGGCGCTGGTCGACCAGGCCGCGGCGGCGATGCAGGGCGGCACGGCCTTGGAGGACTGGCAGGTCAAGCAGGCCGGGGTCCAAGCCCTGCAGCAGATCGGCGTCCGGAGCCTTGACCAACTGACCGGGGCCACGAAGGAGGCCGCAGCCGCTGCGGTGGCGGACGCGGAGGCGAAGGAGCGTCAGGCGATCGCCACTCAGAAGGCCGTGGCCGTGGCGGGCGTCCTGGAAGGCCTGGATAGGCAGACGAAAGCCGAGCAGGCCCGCACGCTGGCCGTTCAGGGCGGTATCCAGGCCGACGCCGACTACGCGAAGGAAGAGGCCGAGCGCCAGGCGCTGGAAGCGGCCGGCAAGAACCTGACCGACGCCCAGGTCGCCGCGATCAAGGCGAAGGTCGACGCGCTGATCGTGCTGAAGGCCGCCAACGACCAGGCGGACGCCACGAAGCAGGAGCAGAAGGAGCTCGACCTCCTGAAGCTGGGCAACGACCAGCGGGTCATCGAGGAGCGCTACCAGAAGCTTCTGCTCTCCTACGCGCAGCAAGGCCTCGATATCGCCAACCAGGAAGTCCAGGCGCGAGCTCGCATCACGGCCACCATGGCCCAGGCCGCGGCCGACGACGCCACGGCGATCGGCAACCTGAAGGACAGCCTGGAGAAGGCCTTCGTCGACACCGGCAAGCTCAGTTTCGACGACGTCGGAAAGTACGCCGAGCAGCAATTCCGCAAGGCGATCTACAACGCCTTCCTCGCCAAGCCGATCGACATGCTGGTGAACCTGGTGGTGAACTCGGTCGGCAGCGTCGCCCAGGCGTCGGGGCTGAACCTGGGCGGCCTCGGCGCCTCCGGTCTCGGCGGCCTCTTGGGGAGCGCCGGCATCGGCATGGCGATCGGCGGGGCGACCGGGCTCACCTCCGGCAACCAGGGCCTCGACCTGGCCCTGTCGCTGGGCGGCAGCGCGATCGGCGCGGGGATCGCCGGCTCAGGCCTCGGCCTCAGCCTTGGGGCCGCGGCCGCCAACGGCGCCCTGGCCCTCGGAGCCAGCACCGGCCTCGCCGGCAGCCTCGGCGCGCTTCTGACCAGCGCCTCGGTCTTGGGCCCGATCGCCGCCGTGGCCGCCCTGGCCCTCGGCTCGCTGCTGCAGTCGAAACCCTCGAACAACGCCGCGATCTCCACGCTCGACGGTACGTCCGGCTTCACAATCTCCGGCGACAAGAAGACCACCGATACTTCCAACGCCGCCACGTCGGCCTCCAACGCCGTCCTGCAGGGCGAGCAAGCTCTGATCGCCGCCGGCGTGACCCTCGGTACGACGGTCTCGAAGATCGACATCGGCACCCGCGACCTGACCCACGTCTTCCTGTCGACCGGCGAGGAGGTGAGGAGCGCCGTGGGCGATCCGGCCGCGGCGGCCGAGGCCGGCCTGGACGCGGTGCTGCGCGGCGCGACCTACGTCAGCGACGCCGAGAAGCAGATGGTCGATTCCATGCTGGACGCCGGCAAGGGCTTCGACGCGATCGAGACGGCGATCCAGGGCTTCAATGCCGCCCAGACCCTGGGCAAGTCGATCTCCGACGCCATCCAGCAGATCACGGATCCGGAGGGCTACGCCGTCTCGCAGCTCAAGAGCCAGCAGGCGGCGCGCCGCGCCCAAGTCCAGGCCGCGGCCGACGCCGGATACCTCACCGCCGATCAGCTCTCCGCGATCAACGCCCAGCTGACCACGCTGGAGGGCCTGGAGCTCGACCAGACCATGAAGCAGTTCGGTGACGCTGTGGGGAGCGCCACCGACCGTCTCAACCAGGGGCAGAGCCTGCAGCAGTCCGTCTCCGACGCGATCCTGCAGATCACCGACCCCACCGGCTACAAGATCCAGCAGATCCAGGAGGCGATCGACCAGCAGCGCGCCCAGGCGACGGACCTGCTCTCCACCGGCTCGATCGACCCGTCGATCATGTCGCAGCTCGACACCCTGGAGAACCTGCAGATCGGCCAGGCGCTCCAGGACCTCGGCGCCGGCGTCACCGACGCGGCCAAGGCCTTCGACGACGCCCGGCCGAAGCTGGAGCAATGGCTGGACCAGTTCAGCGTGTCCTCGGCCGAGGAACTCTCGCCGCAGGCGGCGCGCGCCCAGGCGCTGTCCGAGTACCAGAAGCAGCTCGCCCTGGCCCAGACCGGCGATCCCACCGCCCTTGGCTCGATCACCACCTATGCCGACCAGCTGGAGACGGCAGACCGCGCAGCGACGTCGTCGGCCTCGCAGCGCCTGGCGCTGGCGCAGCAGATCCAGGCCGATATCACCGACCTCACCCAGCGGACCGGCGTCTCGCTGACCAGCGCGCCGCAGACGACCACCCAGGCCCTGACCCAGCTGGTGGCCAACAGCAGCCAGCAGCTGCAGCTGGCCCAGGCGGCGGCCAGCTCTGGCGGCCAGGCCGTCGTCGTGACCAATCTGCCGGCGCTCTCCACCCTCTTCGGGAAGGCGCTCACCGACCAGACCAACAGCATCGTGGCCGCCAACGACCAGGCGCGCGACGCGATCATCGCCGCGATCGGCGCGAGCGCCACCCAGGTCGCCAGCGCCGTGGGCAGCCTTGAGGCCGGCCTCGCCAACGACATGGCCGCCGTCGGCGAGCGCTTGGACGCGGTCGTGGAGACCGGGCAGGCCCAGGTGGCCGCCACCGGTGAACTCGCCGACCAGACCCGCGTCCTGGCCGCCGTGGGAGCCGCTGCATGAGCACGGTGATCCTTGTGGAGATCGCGGTGACCTCTCCGGCCGGCGTCGTCTCCCAGCTGCGGTTCAGCGACCGCACGATCCCGCCGTTCCCGCCGGAGGACCTCGATCGCGGCAACGCCGACTACGACGACCGGATCGTCGAGCTTCCGTCCCTGGCGCGGCGGATGTTCTCTGACCTGAGCTCGCTTTCGCCTAGCCTAAACGCAGGGCTGATGACCCTGTCCAACGCGGACCTGGCGCTGAACGCCTACCAGGGTCACGTGTGGGGGGAGATCGCGGTCCTGGAGTGGACACCGGGCACGGCCTGGTCGACGGCCGAGACCATCCTGAAGGGCGTCTGCGCGGCGCCATCCTACCCGGCTGACGCGGTCAGCGCGCCCCAAGTGAAGGTGGCGCTGTTCGACTACAGCATCGAGCTTTCGAACCCCCTTCAAACCCACCTCTACGCGGGTTCGAACGACGGGGTGACGGTCTTCTATGAAGGCGAGGCGGACGGCCTGAAGGGCCAGCCCAAACCGCTGGCTTTCGGCAACCTGCTGAACGCCATGGTGGCCGCGCCGCAGGTCAATGCCGGCGCGCTCGTCTACCAGCTGCACGACGGGGCCATCCTGGGCTCCGAGCAGCTCTACGACCGCGGCGACGACGCCGGCTACACCGACGCCGGCGACTTCTCCGGCGCGGCCTTCGACGCCGAGCTGCCGGCGGCCGCCCACTATTGCACCGATGTCAGCCGAGGCCTGCTGAAGCTCAACGGCGCTCCCGTCGGCCAGCTCTCCTTCGGCTTCAAAGGGGATGTCGCGCCGGTGACCGGCTATGCCGAAACGCCCGGGCCGCTCATCGCCCGGGTGCTGGCGCTGGCCGGCGTGCCCTCGAACCGGATCGGCACATCGTTCGCCGCCTTCGCCTCCACGTCCGTCGTGGGCGTCCTTGTCAACGATCAGTCCCCCGGCCAGGACGTGGTGGGCCAGCTGGCGCTTTCCGGCCAGGCCGCTGTCCTGCCCGACCGGGGCGGGGTATGGCAGATCAGCTCATTCCAGCCCCCGCAGGTTCCGGTGGGCGCGATCGCCGTCGACCAGGTGATCACCTGCGCTCCGGACGACACCGCACCCATTCCGGCCGGCGAGATCCGCATCGGCTGGGGCCACATCTACACGACCTACGTGGGCACGAGCCTGGCGCCGGCGCTGGTCGGCACCCCCAGCGCTGAGCGGCTGGCGGTCGAGGACCGGTTCGCCTCGGCGACGGACGACGGCGTGAAGAGCCGCTTGCAGGGAACCTGGCAGACCGTCGAGCTCGCTACGGCGCTGCGCAATGAGGCGGACGCCCAGCTGTTGGCCAACAACCTGAAGGCCCTCTTCGGCCTGCGGCCCGACGGCGCGCCACGGCGCGCCTGGACGGTGACCATGCTGCGGTCGGAGGCGCCGGCGGCCGACCTGGGCGACGCAGTGCAGCTCGTCTATCCGCCCCTCGGCCTCAATGACGTCTACCTGGTGATCGGGGAAGAGCGGCTTCGCCCGCGCCGCGACCAGGTCACCCTGACCTTGTGGGGCTGACCGTGCTGGGCCGCTTCTCCGACACCAACCTTACCGCCACGGCCACCCTGACTGGAGGAACCTGGTCTGTCGCGCTGCCGCTGGAAAACCTGAAGAACGACGACCGCTACGTCGGGGCGCCGGCGCGTTGCGAGGATCCTCGGGACCTCACCAAGAGCCAGTTCGAGGTGGTGTTCCCGGAGCCTCGCCTGGTCGACCACATCGCCTTCCTGTTCCACAGCATGACCATCGGCGCGCTCTTCCGGCTGACGATCACCGCGACCGACGACCCAACCTACGCCGACCCCATCTACGCCAGCGGCTGGGACTTCGTTTTCCCCTCGATCTACGACCCCATGGACCTGGAGTGGGGCGTCGACAACTGGTGGACGGGCTCGCTGCCGGAGAGCGAGCGGTCGCTCTATCCCCCGCACCGCCAGATCCCGATCGACCAGGTGCTGGCCAAGCGGATCCGCGTCGAGCTCGACGATCGCACCACCGGCGCCAGCTACATCGATCTGGGCGGCCTGTGGATCGCCAGTGGCTGGTCGCCGCAGATCAACTTCGCCCGCGGGCGCCAGCTGAAGGTCAACCCGCGCGACCTGACCGACGAGGGCGCGTCCGGCCGGGTATTCGGCGAGGCGCGCCAGCCGCGCCGGCAACTCTCGGTGACCTACGCCAACCTGGTCGACACCGAGTCCTGGCGGCTCGTGGACGCGGCCATGCGCGCCCGGACCACCGGCAAGGTGCTCTTCGTGCCCAACGCCGACGACGTGCCGTCGATGATGCGCGAGGCCTTCCCGGCCACCTTCAACACGCCGCCAGGCGCCCAGTTCGTCCGGCAATTCATGAACCAGACCGCCATGGTCCTCGACGAGGTCCTCGCATGACCACCGCTCTCGATCGGCTCACCGCCGGCTACTACAACTCGGATCTCAAGTCGGCCGGCAACCCGGGCGGCCTCGCCGGCGAGGGGGCGCTGCGGGTCAACTTCCCGCTGCTGCTGGCCGACATCGCGTCGGTCTGCGCCGACGCCGCCACGGCCTCGGCCGACGCCGATGCGGCCGCCACCACCGCGGTGAACGCGCCAGGCACCCAGGCCACGTCGTCGACCAACTTCACCATCCCCGCGGTGGGCGCCGACCTGGCGATCGTCCTCGACCAGGCGAACAAGGCGTTCGGCAAGGGCCAGACGGTGGTGGTCAGCGAGGACGCGGTCCCTCTGAACCAGGTGGTGGGCGTGATCACGGCCTTCGTCCCGGCGACCGGGCACATGACGGTCCATGTCCTGTTGGTGAACGGGGCGGCCACCGCGGCGCTCTGGAACATCGGCCTGTCCTCGCCGATCGACGGGAGCCTCACCGGCCGCGTCACCGCCCTCGAATCCGAACTCGACCGCCAGGCTGGCCGCCGGCGGCTGCTTGATGGGGAGCTCCTCTAGCCATGTCCACGATCCTCGATCCCGTCGGCGTGACCGCCACCACAGGCCTGACGGACCTGACCGCCGCGGTCGGCGCGAGCAAGGTCCGGAACTACAGCGTACGGGTCTGCAATATCGGGGCGGCCGACGCCTTCGCGGACCTGTACCTGGTCGACACCGCCGATGGCTCGAAGAACCACTATCGCGCCCGGAACGAGCTCGTGCCCTATCAGCAGCAGGGAAGCGCCGCCGATTTCGAGGTGAGCCTCCTGCTGACTGAAGGCTGGAAGATCCAGTGTCGCGCCTCGGCGGCCGCCACGGTCACTTTCTCCGCGATCGGCGTCGAAGACGATGCCTAAGTCCGGCCGCTACATCGGGTCGCTTCGGACGGGCGCAAAGCCCCAGCCGATTGAGGCCACGGCCTACTTCAGCCGCATGACCAACTCCCCGTCGACCGCCTATCGCGAGGCGGTCTCGTGGGGCGTCCAGCGGTGGAAGGATGACGGCGTCTGGACGATGATCAAGGGCCTGTGGCTCTTCTGCGCCGACGATTCCCAGGCGGCGCTGCTGAGTGTGATCGGCGACACGCCGCGCGACGCCACGCTGACCGGCGCGCCCACTTTCACGGCGGGCAAGGGCTTCTCGAACCTCACCGGCGCCAATGTGGTCAACTTCGGCGGGATCGGCTCGACGATCCTGGCCGACGACAATGCGGCGGTGTGCGTGGCCGGGATCGCCGACATGTCGATCGGCGACGGCGCGCCCATGATCACCTGCGACGCCGGCGGAGCGGCGACCGGGACCCTGGGCGTCGGCGTGGGCTCCTTCAGCTATCTGGGCGCAGGCTTCGGGCCGGCGCTCTTCCTGGAGAACAACGGCTCGGCCGTTCCGTTCGTGGGCGGCGGCGGCGCCCTCGTCGGCTTCACCCCTGGCGGGCTGTGGGGCGTCACCGGCGGCTCGGGCACCGGCCGAAGCAATAACTACCGGACGGCGGCCGGCACGCCCAACCCGCTTTCGCGCCTGACGGCCACCGCCTTCCTGGCCGCGACCTCGACCAAGAAGCAGTGGGTCAAGTTCGCCGTCACCCTGGCCGCGCTGGTGAACCAGCTCGGCGCCCTGGACTAGGAGCCGGCCATGACGACCGCCTGGCACATCCCGCCCGCCATTCCCGGCCCACTGCCGTTCGCTGCGCGCGACGCGGATGGCAACACCTGGACCGACCTCGACAGCAACGCCGAGGCCCGCGAGGCCTGTGGTTACGTCCAGGCGCCCGATCCGCCTGCCTTCGACCCCACGAAGCAGCGGCTGGAGTGGGTCGATGGCGCCTGGGCCGTGGTCTCCATGACCCCCGACACCTGCACCATGCTGCAGCTGGAGCTGGAGCTCGCCTCCAGGAACCTCACCGACCAGGTCACGGCCGCGGTCACGGCTGTGGGCGGGGACGCGCCGATCTACTGGCGTCGCGAAACCGACGTCCACCGCGACCACCCCATGCTTCTAGCGATCCAGCAGCACCTGGGCTGGTCGGACGAGTTGCTCGACCAGATCGCCAGTGGCGCGTCGGTGCGGTCATGACCTTCAACCTGAAGAGAGGAGCGCAGATGCGCCCGACCAAGTTCGCGGTGGCGATCGCCGCCTTGATGATGCTCTCGGCTGCGCCGGCCGCGTTGGCCCAAGGGCCGGTGAAGATCGCCTCGGATTTCGGGGCCAACCCCGGCGGCCTGGTGGTGGCGACGTCGGGCGCGCCAGTCGTGAGCGGTGGCGACATCACCTTCACCGCGGCCGCCCAGAGCGTGGTGATCGACGCCGCCGGCGCCGGCGGCCTCAGCCTGAGCGCGCTGGGCGCCTGGAGCGGGGCCTTCAAGGTCCAGTGGTCGGACAAGCCGTCGACCGGCTTCCAGGACGGCTCGATGACCTCGGCCGCCGGCGCGTCGGGCACGTCGATCACCAGCGACCAGCAGTACTTCGGCAACCCGGCCGGCCGCTATGTGATGATCACGGTGACCAGCCTGGCGTCCGGCGCAATTACCGTCACCCCGATGCTGCACCTCCAGCGCTTCCCAATCGCGGCCACCTTATCGGCCGTGACGGTCGTCGCCTCGACCGACAAGGGCGGTACGCTGGCCAGCAGCGGCGTGGCCCAGAACGCGATCGCCAGCAACCCTTCGCGGAAGGCCTGGTGCATCCAGAACGATCCGGCGGCCACCGAGGCCCTTAATGTCCGCACCGACGGCAACGCCTCGGGCACCACGGGCACCTCGCTGGCTGCTGGCCAGCAGACCTGCAACCCGCCCGGCATGATCACCACCGGCGCGATCAGCGTCTTCGCCGCCACCGCCGGGCACCGTTGGCTCGGCCAGGAGTTCCAGTGATGAAGCGTTTCTTGGCGGCGATCGTCGCCCCCGTTGTCCTCGCCCTGGCCACGCTGCCGGGGCCGGTCGCCGCCCAGGTGATCACCGCTCTGTCGAGCGGCGGAGCGTCCGCGCCAGCGATCTCCGGCGTCGGGGCCGTCGGCCAGATCCTCAGCGTCCCAACCTATTCGGGCGCGGCCTACCAGTGGAAGCGCAACGGCGCGAACATCTCAGGGGCGACCTCGTCGACCTACACGACGGTCACCGCCGACGGCGGCACCACCGTTTCGGTGGCGATCACCCTGTCGGGGAAGACCGTCGTCGCCTCGCTGCAGATCAGTGGCACGCCGGTCACCTCGGCCACGCTCAACCAGGCCTATTCTGGCTTCACGCTCTCGGCCTCGGGCGGGACGCCACCCTATAGCTTCGGCCTTTCGCCCAGCTCCGGGGCGCTGCCGGCCGGACTCAGCATCAACAGCTCGTCCGGCGTGGTGAGCGGCACGCCCACGGCGGGCGGTACGTTCTCGAACATCGTAGCGCGGGCGACCGACGCCGTGTTCGGGACCAGCGACCTCTCGCCCTTCACCCTGACGGTCAACAGCTTCACGGCAGACACCTCACTTGGCACGATCTTCCAGGGCGACGCGGGGCTGGAGTTCAATAGCGCCATCGGGGTCACCGACGCTAAGACCGTGTGGTACAGCGTCTTCCTAGCGACCAACACGGGCCAGACCAACGAGACCCAGGCCGATGCGCTGGTTCAGGCCCTGACCATCAACTCGGCGGTGTGCGAGTCGACCGCGCCGGGCATCTGCAACGCCTTTTCCGACGGCACTCCGAACCAGGGTCGCGCTCAGCTCAGCTTCACCGACGCCACTGGCGGAGCTGGCCACACGGTCGACATCTCGAACTCGTCGACCAAGGCCAACTGCCCGAATGGCAGCTTCCTGCAGCCGGGCGGCTACGGCTGGTACCTCGTCGGCCTGCGCACCGACACCCAGAACTACGCCGTCTACATCAACGGGGCCGACCAGGGTGCGAATGGGACTGGCTGCTTCCCAGCGCCGACGATCCCGGCGAACATGCTGGTCAACCTGAACGCCTCGACTGGCCTTCACCTGATCAACCCGAACTCGGCCTACGGCAATTCGTGGGCGTGGCAGGGGAACTTCGTCCTCAGCACCGACAACGTGGTGTGCTCGACGGCCGACGCCGCCAACGGCTTCCTGGTCACGACCGACGGCGCGCACCACGTCTGCGTCGCCGCGAACACCATCCCTGCGGACATTATGGCCCAGCTGGCGTCTTGCTCGGCCGGGGTCTGCACGCCGAACACAGGCGGGGCCAACGGCGCGCTCTTCACGGGCATCCAGCCGGCTGTCTACCTGAAGGGCGGAGCATCCAGCATCCCGAACAACCTCGGGAGCGCGTCCAGCGCGACGACCTTCACGACTAGGTCGATCACGACCGGCGGGGCCTTGTTCGACGCGCCCTACGGCCCGTCAGGCATCCCGGCGCACCAGGCGACCCTGAAGTATCCAGTGCAGGCCGCCACCAACAGCAAGGGCACGCTGGCGCTGAGCGTCGCAGGCGCTCCCTACATGAGCACCTTTGCGCCGACCGGCGCGACGCCGGCGGTCGGAGACGCGGTGATCATCCTCGCCGGTGTTGGTGACAGCGGCGGATCCAACGACATGTCGATGAGCTGCGACACCGGCTGGACCAAGGTTGGCCCGGGTGTCGACGGCACCGAGAGCTACAACAGCGTCGGCTGCATCGGGATCGTCGACGGGTCCACGATCACCACCAGCGGGGCATACAAGGTGTTCTTCGGAGGTGCTGGGGACTGCTCGACGGCCACCAACGTCCTCACCTGCACGACATGGGCCGGCAAGGCCCCGGCCGTGAACGACAGGGTGACCGCGACCGGGATCAGCACATCCATCACCGCAGTGGGGACGGCGAACTGCGCCGCGCCGTCGGGTTGCACGCTTGCCGCCAGCCCCGGCACCCTGGCCAGCCAGCGGGTCTATACGGGCGGGCAACGCACCAAAGCCTGGACGATGGCCATCTACACCAACGTCGCCTCCATCGACACGGGCATGAACAGCTTCGTGGTCAACGCCAGCAGCATCACCCAGAAGACAAAGAGCGGGATCACCGTGGCCAACAACAACGAGACCATCGTCTCTGGCCTGGCGAACTACAACGCCAACTCGTCGTCGTTCCCGGTGACGATCAGCGGCGACAACGTGCGGTTCCGTCAGGTGATGAGCGGGTCGCTCCCCCAGCTCATGCTGGTCGACCAGTACGCGGTCGCCGCGGGCTCGTTCCCGCAGCAGACGTTCAACCTGCAGGCCACCCACCCCGATACAGCGGCCGTCTACACCTTCGGCTTGGCGCCCAACTAGTGATCGCCAGCCGTGCTTGATCTTGGAGACGCCGAGGCGCTTAGGTGCCCACGGGTTGGCGGACCTGGAGCCTGCGATGCTACCGCCGGCCGTCCTCGGCGATCTCCTGAAGATCAATCAGCACTTGGTGATCTACTGCAACGCGCCGACCTGCCGGCGGCGTATCCGGTGGCCGGCCGCCGAGGCGGTCGAGCGGCTGGGCTTCAGCACCACATTCGCCCAGGCCGTCGGCAAGCTGCGGTGCGCCATCTGCGGGCGCCGCGGAGCCTTCGGGGCGGGGCCGATCGAGGTGAGGCCATGTTCCTTGGATCAGTCTGCATGGTGGGCGCGGGAGAAGTTGGCTGGTGGTCGATCGAGCGAGGCCCATCTCCAGGCCAGCCTCGCGATGTACCGGAAGCTTCTGGGCGGTGAGGAGCTAGGTGGCGACGGGCCCGTTCAGTGGCCGGTCGAGGGGTCTTCAAACGGCGGCTGAAGGACCTTTGGGCGGCCGCGCGCTAATTTCAAACGACTCCCAAACCAAGTGTCCCGCGCTCCGAAACCAAGTGTCGCGCTACAGCCACTGCGCCAGGGCGACAGGGTCCATGAAGGCGGCCCAGACGGTCTCTGGTGAGGCGGCCACGAACTGGGCGGCGGCGCTGGCGCGAGGTTCGTCCGTCATCGATTCCACCGAACAGGTTCA